ATTAAATTTTGTAAATTCTTTCAAATTTCTTTCCTCCTTATTTTTTATAATGTTTGTAACTTCGATTTTTCTTTTTTCTAAATTGTCTACATCTTTAATTAATTTTCTTTCTTCTTCTGGAGTTATCTCTCCATCATCTTCTGGAACTTCTTTATTCAAGCTTTCTGCTTGCTTTCTTAGTTCTTCAAGTTCTTCTGTTGTTTTTGCTTCTGTAATTTTGTTTCTTAATTCGGCTTTTTTAGCCTCAATTTCTTTCTTTGTCATAATTTCCTCCTAATATTTTTAATTTGCAGTTCTACCACCACTCTATAAAATCTCTATTTTGTTTCTACCAACAAAAAAGAAGCAGTTCTACCACCGCTTCAAATTCGAGAATTATATACTTTTTTTCGAGCTCTTAAAATTGATTTTAAGGGCATTTTAAAACTTTAGACATATACTTTTATGCTTACAAATTAAGCAATAATTTTAATTTTTCTTTTTCTAGCTCTATATTATGCTCTTTTTTCGTTTCTTCATACTTTCTTTTTTCTTCTTCATATTGTTCTTTACTTCTTGCATAAATTTCTGTTGTTTCATATGCTGGTACATCTACAACAGAAACATCAAATATTTTATCAAATTCAAGTATTTTTCTTGTGTCTGTTTCATAATCATATTCTTCGCTTCTTACTGTAAATGCAAAGCTCATTTTGCTTAATACACCTTCTTTAATCAAAGTGTATATATCTCTATTCACAGATGTATCAGGTAATTTAGCTCTTATTTTTAAACCATGGTCGTCAATTGTAAATTGTAATGAACCGCCTCTTGTACGAGCCATCGGTAAGATAGAGTTTTCATGATTATATTTCATAACAATATCAGACATATCTGCATTATCAAATGCATGCCTATCTATTACTTCTTTAATCCAACCTAAATCAGTTACTGTATCGAATACTGCTGCATATCCTTCTACAATCATTCCTTCATCTTCGGCCGCTCTCATGTCTACTAGCCTTATTTCTTTTACTGCCTTTTCCATTAATCTTCACCTCCAATTTGATATTGATTAGCAATTGTACTATCAATATTATTTAAACTTTGTAAAATTCTATTTCCTTCTTCGCCTCCAATTGGAGGTAAGTCCAATATTTCTCTTCCTTCGTCAACTTTTAACATTGCCCAAGGAGCAACTACTTTTAGTAAATCTGTTTTTGTTTTTAAACTAGCATATTGTAATCTATTAGCCGTGAAAATAATTTGATGTCCTTCTTTTATCGATTTTCTTTTAAAAATTTTATTAGTAAACGCTTGTCCCATTTGTATAGCTCTAGGCTCTACTACTCCTTCATAAAAAGCGTTCCATTCTTCTTCTGTAAAACTATTATTAATAATTTTTTCTGATACTCCAAAATAGTCGAAAATGTTGTAGTTAACTTGTTTCAATTGCTCATTGTCTAATGTAATTGGTTTTAAATCAACTGCTTGAAATTTTGCCTTTGCATCTAATGCAGCAATTCCGCCTTCATTATCCATATTAAGAAAATCAGTAACAAAATTATTTTTGCTCTTCTTTAAATCTTCCTCTTTAAGCATAGAATTTTCATATTGTAAAATTCCTTTTAAATTGCTTGTTGTTTTTATAGCTTTGTCTATTCCCTCTGATACAGTATGTGCAGTATTCAAATCTGTCTGTAAAACTTTATTACTCATACCAAAAATATCATTTCTGTTATAGAACAATCTCAAATGTATTAGTTCTAAATAAGGTAGTGTATATGTTTTCCCATTTATAAAATCAAACTGTAAATACATTGTTCCATCTACACCCTCTAAAAGTTCATACGTTGTTGCTAATACAGGATAGAATCCTGTTATATTTCCTAAATTATCCTTTGCAATAAAAATAAAAGCATTGCAGTCTGTGTATAGAAGTGATATTACTCTATATATAAAGTCAAATGTATTCATTAAAGGATTAGGTTGATTACTTAGTAAGAAATTAATATCTCCTCGAATATTATTTGTTATACTACCTTGAATATGTTTAGGCACTAATTTAGCACAATGTGTTGCAATCCTATCTATAACTTGCCTTGCAATTTTTGAATTATATGTTCCTTCTGGTAGAGTACTAAATTGCGTATTCCAACCACTAAGTAATTGAAATTGTGTTTGAGTTACATTTTTTTGTTTATCACTCTTTTTACCAAAAATTGAGCTAAACAAGTTTCTTCTTTCTTTCTTCATTCTATTCCTCCTGCAAAGCCAAATAGTTGCTCATTTTTCTATACAAAACAACATAAGCGTCTATTAAGCTCACACATCCGTCAATTCTTTGCTTTTGATTTTTGCCTTTAACAGGTCTTATGTTGTCATTTTCATCTGTTTTAATTGAAGTATTTAATAAGCACCATTTTGTCATTGGATTATTGTTATAATTTACTTTTTTTTCTCTTAAATCCGCTTCTAGTTGTTTCATCGGATTACTCATAGTTTTAGGTCCTTGTATTACTTCTTCCATTTCAAAGCCTGTATTCTTCATTTCTTCTATCCAATACTGACTTCCCCATGGGTCATATCCAACCCACAAAGCTGAAATATCCATTTCTTTGTGCATCTTTAGGAACCACTTTGTAACATCTGTATAATTAATTTTTGCCCCTTCACAAACTGTTAGTAATCCTCTTTCTTTCCATTTTTGATATGGTACTTTATCATCATTTTCTTTTTCTTCTAGTTTACTTTCTGGTATAAAATATTGTTGTAATACATATTTCTTACCATGTTTTAAAATTAATAGAGTCGCACAAGTCAAGTCTGTTGTGCTAGATAAGTCAGCTCCTCCAATTGCATAATTTCCTGCAAGTTCTTCTATTTTATATGTTTCTTCATTATTTACAGTATCAAAATCAAGCCATTTTTCTTCTGAAGTAGCTCTTATATTAAAATCTTTGCAAAGTATACCTCTTTTGCTACTAGAATCATCTTTTGCTCTTTGAACTTGCTCATTTAAGTATTTATATTGCTTTATTGTTCCTAATCCTGGATTAGCTTTTTGCCAACATTTAATGTCCTTCCACTCCTCAGTTTTATCTAGTTCATATAGAATAGGTAAAAATGCATCGTTTTTTATCACTCCATCTAATACATTGTTTGCATATTCATATATATCATCAAAAATACATTCTCTTACAGTTCCTGCAGTAGTAATCATTACTACTAAAGGTTGTCTACGAGAAGAAGTAGATTGTTTCATTACTTCATATAAATTTCTATCCTTGATAGCATGTAATTCATCAATAATAACTAGGTGTGAGTTTAAACCATCTAATGTATCTGAATCACTTGATAAAGGTTCAAAGCTACTAAAAGTTGATGGCATATACATATCTGTTCTTCTTTTAGTAATTAATGCTCTTATTTCAGGAGACTGAGCCCTCATTGCACAAGCACTTTTAAATGCTTTTGACGCTTGGTCCTTTTTTGTAGCTACTGAATAGCATTCTGCCGAACCTTCTCCATCTGCAATCATCATATATAATGCTATTGCAGACAATAATGTTGTTTTACCGTTTTTTCTACCAACTAAAAAGAGTGTTTCATTAAATCTTCTTAATTTAGTATCTCTATAAACAAATCCAAATAGTGCTTGAATATAAGCTTTTTGAAACAGTTCTAGTTTTATAGGTTTTCCTATTTCTCCTTCGGCCTGTTTGCAAAATCTTTCTATAAATTCGATTGGTCTATTTCCTATTTCTTCGTCAAAATAAAAAGGAAGGCTACTATCTTCGCTTTCCTTCAATAACTTTTTATATTCTTTTTTTACTTTCTTACCTACGATTATTTTTCCATTTTCTATTTGTTGTAGATATTCTTTTATATAGTTCACTTTCTACCACTTGCTATAAATCCTAGCAACTCTTCTCCTGCATTTTTCTTTTCAGTTTTAGGTAAGAAGTCTACTACTTGCTTAACTACGTTTGTATAGTTTTTAATCATTGCATTATAATTTTTACTTTCAACTGATTCTTTATATCCAAATTGACCTTTGCCATTCATATAAACTTCTTTCACTCCGTACTCTTCAATGTGCTGCCTATTTTCTTCAAGTGTTACAGACATAAAAGCCAATTCATTAAT